AGCGAGGCCGCGGGCATGACGCCGCGCGAGACCTCGAACCTCATCAACTCGCAGTACCGCGACGTGCAGCAGCAGGGCACCCGCGTGACCGGCCGCATCGGCTACACGGCCGAATACGCCGCAGCGGTGCACGAGGCCGCCGGCACGCTGCTCGGCACGAACACGCCGCGCCCGAGCGGCAAGGGCGTCGTCTGGGGCCCGAGCGGTGAGCCCGAGTTCCTGAAGAAGGGCGCGGAGCAGGCCAAGCCGCTGGTCGAGCAGGCGCTGCGCCGGGGGATGCGGCTGTGAGCGTGATCGCCGGCCGCATCGCCGACGCCATTCGCCCGGTGCTGCCCGGCGTCGTGCTGTCGTTCGGCCGCGTGGCCGGCGCCCCGGATGCGCTGCTGCGCTACGCGGTGATCCGCCCGGCCGGCGGCAGCAGCGGCGACCGCGTGCGCCGGCCTCAGTTCACGCTCGACGTCATGGGCCTGAAGGACGGCGACGCCACGCAGACCGCGGCCCTCGTCGAGGCGGCCATCCAGCGCATGCGCGAGCCCGTCGCCGGCCTTGTGTTCCTGGCCCCGAGCGAGCCCAGCTTCACCACCACCGCCGAAGGGCGGCCCCTTTCTTCGGTCGCCATCGCGGCGATCACCGAAACCGCACCTGTCTGACCGCAGAGGAGAGAGACCATGCCCGCCTACACCGGCCGCGACGTACTGATCGAGTTCGCCATCGGCGACGAAAACGCCACCCTCGGCTCGCTGGTCTTCAAGACCCTCGGGATGATGCGCGGCAAGGGCATGAACGTGAACTGGGACGTCGTCGACGCCACCGGCGACAAGAGCCCGCAGTTCACGCGCCAGAGCCTCGTGACCTACAAGCAGGTCGAGTTCAGCGGCGACGGCGTGGCCTACACCGAGGCCGTGCACAACCAGGCCGAGCTGAAGGCGCACATCTACAACCCGGGCGCCGGCACCGCGAACCAGCCGAAGGCCTGGATCCGTCAGACCGCGCCGGACGGCGTGACCGTCGGCCCGTTCATCTTCAGCGCCTGGGAGAGCGCGTCGCCCTACGACGACGTTGTCACCTGGAGCACGAGCGCGCAGTCGAACGGCGCCGTCACCTTCACGCCGGCCTGACCGCCGCACCACTTCAGGAGCCTGACCCATGCCCGCCATCACCAGCATCGAAGCCAACGCCATCGGCGACTTCTCGGCCCCGATCACCACGCTCACGGCCAGCGACACGATCACCTTCAATCCGGGCCGCGTGCAGCTGCTCGTCATCCGCAACCCGACCGGCGGCTCGCTCACGCTCAAGATCGACGGCGACGCCGGCACGACCGTGGCCGTCCCGGGCCTGGGCAACGTCAGCGTCGCGGGTGGCTACGACATCGTCGTCGGCGCCGGCCTGTCGCGCGCCGTGCGGCTGTCGACCATCAGCAGCTACTGCCAGGGCGTGGTGACGCTGACGGGCGCGGCCACTGCGGTCGTGCAGCTGTTCAACATCTGACCGGCCTCTGCCCCGGGCATGCTGGTCGAGCACGGCTTCGTCCGCGCGCAGCTGCCTGACGGGCGCGAGTGGACCTTCACGCCCAGCATCGGCCGCATCGCTGAGCTGGGCACGCCGGAGGGCGTCGTCGAGGTGTACGCGGCGCTGCACGGCCCGCGTGCTGCCCGCGTGGCGCGCGAAGTGCTGGCGGTGCTCTGCGACCAGGACGACGCCAGCGAGCTGATCGGCTGGCTCGACGACGACAACGGCGAGCACGACGGCGCGATGCCGGCCAGCGAGCAGCTGATCCTGGCGCGGCACCTGATGCAGCACGGCGTCTGCGGCAAGCCTGACCCGGCCGCGGCCGGCGATGGCGGCAGCTACAGCAACCGCTTCGACGCCTCGCAGTTCATCGCCCTCGGCCGCGTGCACCTGGGCATGTCGCACGACGAGGCGGCGGCGCTGTCCATGACCGAGCTGCAGCAGCTCATGGCCGTGAAGTTCCCGCCGCAGGAAGGCGCCGCGAAGGGCAAGAACGTGCCCACCCGGGCCGAGTACGAGGCGGCGATGAAGCGGCTGAAGGAGAAGCAGAAGTGATCGGGCGCGGCGGCGGCTTTGAAGTCGGGTCGGTGTACTACACGATCGGCGTCGACACGGCGCCGCTGCTCGCCGCATCGAACACGGTCGACCGCGAATCCCAGCGGATGGCCGGGCGCTTCAACATCATCACGAGCGCCATCGCCGCGATGTCGTCGGCGCTGTTCCTGGTGGCGCGGTCTGACGCCTTCACCAAGATCAATGCCCAGCTCAAGCTGGCGACCGACAGCGCGCAGGCCCAAGCGAACGCCTTCGACCGCGTGCGCCGCATCGCGGCCGAGTCTCAGACTGACCTGGGCGGCGTGGCCACGCTGTACGCGCGCATCTCGCAGTCGTCCGAGGAGCTGCGCGGCAACCAGGAGCGGGTGGGCGAGATCACGCGCGTCGTCGCCCTGGCTCTGAAGGTCAGCGGGGCCGGCGCCGCTGAGAGCGCGAGCGCCACGCTGCAGCTGTCGCAGGCCTTCGCGTCCGGCGCGCTGCGCGGCGAGGAGTTCAACAGCGTCAGCGAGGCCGCGCCGCGCCTCATGAAGGCGCTGGCCGACGGCATCGGCGTGCCGGTGGGCCAGCTGCGTGCCATGGCCGCCGAGGGCCAACTCACCGCCGACGTGCTCTCCAACGCCCTGCCGCAGGCCCTGTCGCAGCTTGAAAGCGAAGCGCAGAGCATCCAGACCATCAGCGGCGCCTTCCAGGTGCTGCGCAACGAGCTGACCATCTTCATCGGCCAGCAGGGCGAGGCATCGGGCGCCGCCAAGCTGGTGGCCGCGTCGATCAGCACCATCGCCGCGAACATCGACTTGCTGGCCGCCGCGGTGGCGGGCTTCGCAGCCACGAAGCTGGCGCAGATTCTGGTGTCCGTGGCGCAGACGGCAGCGGCGCAGGCGAGCCAGGCCCTCAGCGCGGGCGCGGCTGCCGCCGCTGAGCTTCGGCTTGCCCAGGCCCAGGCCGCGGCTGCGGCTGCCGCACTGGCCGAGGCGCAGGCTCAGCGCGCGCTCGGACAGACCCACATCCAGACCGCGGCGCTTGCAACGGCACACCAGGCGGCCGTGACGCGCCTCGCGGCTGCGCAGACGGCTGCCGCTGCCGCCGCAGGCATCGCCAGCCGCGCGCTGGGCATCCTGGGCGGCCCTATCGGGCTGATCACCACGCTGCTGGGCCTGGGCGTCTCGGCGTGGGCGCTGTGGGGCGGCGGTGCGCAGGATGCGTCCGAGCAAGCGGCCGGCGCCGTGCGCCAGTCCACCGACGAGATCATCGAGAGCCTGGACCGCCAGATCGCCAAGCTGCGCGACCGAAACGCGGTCGCGGCAGCCGGCCTCGGCAACATTGCCAAGCAGGAAAGCGCAGCGGCGGCGCGGCTTGCTGAACTGCAGGGGCAGATCAACAACCTGCAGGCCGGTCGCGGCCCAGCCGGCGAGGCCAACTTCCCCGAGGCCGCGCGCATCCCGCTGCTTCAGACCCTGCTTCGCCAGTACGCCGAGCTGGCCGGCAAGATCGGCGAGGCCGAGGCGGAGAAGGCGAAGCTCGAAGGCACCGGCCAGTCGGCCAGGTTGTCGGAGTGGCTGCGCAAGTACGCCACTGATGCCGAGAAGCTGGCCGCCGAGCTGAAGAAGGCGAAGGACGAACTCGGCCCAGCCTTCACGCCAGAGATCGAGCAGCGCATCCGGCAGCGCTTCATGCCTGCCAAGACGGCCGACGCCGCGAAGCCGCAAGGCGGCGCGGGCGACGACGTGCTCGAGCAGATCCGGCAGCAGACAGCCGCCGAAGCGAAGCTCGCGCAGATCGAGAGCGACCGCATCCGCCTGGCCGATGAGCGCGCGGCAAAGGAGGCGGAGGCAGAGGAGCGCGCCCGCCGCAGCCGCGAGCAGGGCCAGCAGTTCGCCGCCGGCCTGGCCGTGGGCGACGACCCGATCGCGCGGCTGCAGTTCGAGCTAGAGCAGAAAAGCGCCCTGCTGCAGAAGTACGCGGCGATCGACCAACAGAACGCCGCGCTCTACAACGCTGCAAAGGTGCAGCTCGAGACCGACACCGCGACGCGGATCACCGAAATCCTGGCCGGCCAGGAGGAGAAGCGCTTCGCCCTGCAGTCGCAGACGCTGAACGCCTACGGCAGCCTGTTCGGCAGCCTGGCCGACATCTCGAAGTCCTTCGCCGGTGAGCAGAGCGGCATCTACAAGGCGATGTTCGTCGCCTCGAAAGCCTTTGCCATCGCCGACGCGATCCTCAAGATCCAGCAGGGCATCGCCAATGCCGCCGCGCTGCCGTACCCGGCGAACATCG